TTAGCTTATTTTACGATTGAGAAAATCATCAAGTTTTTTCGCAGGTGCTTCAGTATCATCTTGCATTAAATGCGTGTAAATGTTCAAGGTGGTTTCGGGTTTGGTATGCCCTAACTGGTGTTGAATGTAGAGAATATCATAGCCCGAATAGAAAAGATTTGTTGCGTGGGTGTGTCTAAGACAATGAGCTGTAAACGGTTCTATGACCTGCGGAATACCGTCGGGGCAGTATTTACTGCGTGGAGCAATGCCGACAATTTTGCCTTGCTGTGAATTGAATGCTTCGAGATTTAGGCAATTGATGTAGCTCTCCCACAATCTCCGCCACGCTGAATTTGTCATAAGTTTGCCTTTGGTGGTTGTGACTACATAATCAAATGGGGAGTGGGGTGCAAAGCTTTTCAGATAGTCTGACAGAACGGTCGGAATATCAACCTTGCGGACACCTGCTTCTGTTTTCGCTCCTGCTTTTATGTAAGAATTGTTTCCGTCAAGAACCAAAGTCTGATGAACATTTATTTTGTTGCGTTTCAAGTCAATATCCGCCCATTGCAAGCCGAGGCATTCACCTCTTCGCAGTCCTGCAAGCAACATAATCATTGCCGGCAATCTTCCTCTGTGCGGAGTGTTGATTATTAGCTTTTGCTCTTCAGGTGACAAGGCTCTGCGTTCTTTTTTCTTTGCCGCATTCTTTGATATTTTGACATATTTCAGTGGGTTGAAGTCGATAGCTCGGTTTTCAATAGCATACTCAAACACTCGGCTTGCGGTTGCGATGAACTCTTTCAGCGATTTTTTCGCTGTGGGTTTGCCTGTTGTTGGGTTCTTAGCGGCTAAGTCGAACACGATTTCCTGAAAGTCAGCAATTGTCAGCTTGCTGATTTTGTAAGGTTCAAGCTCTGTAAAATGTTTGAGATACCGTTCAAGCGTTTTGTATTGCTGTGGTGTTTGCAGTGACCTCTGAACCGTTAGCCAGCGCTTTTTCCAACATCCGTATGTATCATCAGATGAGATATCTATGCCTTTGCCGAGTTTTTGTTTTAATTCGGCGGCAAGCGTTTCAACCTCTTTTCGTGATGTGCCACATACGGATTTGTACTTTCGTTTACCGTTTTCATCTCGTCCGATATAGATGTTCTTCTGATAGCGCCCGTCTTTGCGTTTTTTCATTTTATACACTCCTTTTGCTTAAAAAAGGGTGCAAAAATCCCCTGATATTCAATGCTTGAAAATTTCAGGGGAATATGATACAATATTGTAGCGTTATAATATCGTATCATCTGCACCCTGTGTAGGTGATTCCGCTCTGCTCGAGGACCAGTCGAGCAGAGCGGATTTTTTTATTTAATTTTTATTTGTTATGAGCATTTTAACCTTTGCATTGTAACTTACTTTATCGTTCTCATCGTAATGTTCACCAATTGTAAAATCGTTAATGCCAAGAATTCGCTCTTGATTTTCTTTAACAAAAGCTACATCTTCTATATGGAGATTGCCGACATCTAAACCGTTGACAAGCACCTTGATTGCAGGCTCGCCTTTATAATCGTATTCCTGTAACTGCACATTAAGCACTTTGCCTGCTTTTTTGTCGGTTTTGAGTTGTTTAAGTAACTTCTGCCTGCCCTGAAAGGTAACACCTGCAACTTTAAAAACTTTCGTGTGCGACTTGCCCGATTCCGGTTGCATCGCAGGAGTTTTTACCTCTGATTTTGGCTTTTTAAATAATTTTGATAATAATCCCATAATAGCCTCCTCATTGACACATAATGTCAAATATTATATAATAATATTCGAGGAGTTCCAACTTCTCATAAATTCCTATTTTCCTACCATAGCGGCAACTATGGTAGGTTTTTCTTTTTATTGATAAAATTTGCGAATTGCTCTTTCACCTGTCTTTCAAGGGGATGCAGATAAAAAGCATTTCTGCGTTCGAGCTCTGCCATTCGTTCAGCCCTGTAGGTTGCCGCCTCAAGGCTGATGTCGCATAAATTTGCAATTGCAGCGGCATTGATTACTTGCATTTCGTGCAACACACAAGCTGGAGCTAACAAGTCCCGAGCAAATACATTTGCCGAATGTTCGGCATCGTCGGTTGTTGCAAATCCGTTGCCGTTTTCCTTAAACAAGTGACCTAAAAATATATGACCGAGTTCATGCGCAATTGTAAATCTACATCGCTGAGGGGATTGCTCATCTGCATATATGATATAAAGTTTATCATTTTGCATAAGCGTTGTGCCGCTTTCATTTTCACTTAGCAGATTGACTGCCGAATTTTTTAATAAAACAATGTCGGTTTGATTAGCTATTCGGCTTACCTTAACAGGTAGGCTACCTATATTATAATCAATCAAACATTGCCAAGAGGCATTGCGTGCCTGTTTGTATTTACCATAATTCAAGTTTTACCACCTCGTAGGTATTGTAACCTATGAGGTGTTTTTTATTATGTAATGCTTATAAGTCTGTATCGTCAGGCTCAAATTTACTGAGATCAGGAAGATTAACTATTTCTATAGGCTGATTGTTGCCGTCACTTCGTGCGGCTTTCACTGTTGGTATCAATATTTCATCTTCCACACCGAGCAATCTATCGACTGCAGGTTGCATATCAACTTTATTACGATATGCAAGTATAACCTTTTTCTCGTGATCCGAAAGTTTATCTATATGTATTTGTTCTTTAATTTCGCCATTTATCAAAGCGTTTATATCAATAGATAAAAAATTACATATCTTGGTGACATTTTGAATAGATGTTCCCCAAATGCCCCTACTAAAAATACCTTTAACGGTTGTATAAGGCAAATCAACTAATTTTGCAAATTGCATCACGCTTTTATATTTATCTAAAATATAATCCTGCAATTTTTGCTCAATAGTCATTGCACTCACCTCTCTTTGATAGTTAGTATATTACAAAATTTTGTAGATGTCAATAACAAATCTACCTTTTTTAGTAAATTATTTTTAAAAAAGTGTTGACAATCTACCGTAAAAGGTATATTATAATGCTGTAATCTACTAAATAAGGTAGATTGGAGGTGAAAAACTATGTTATATCCTAATTTGGTGAAAGCAATGAAAGATGAAGGTGTAACTAAAACAGATATTGCAAATCTGCTTGGATTACATTTTAACACCGTAACTGCAAAACTTGAGGGCGAAACATCTTCAAGCAAAGCTGTTTATCAAGTTGGCTTTACTTTGATTGAGGCGGTAATGATTAAAAACATATTTTTTAAAAGATATGATCTTGCTTGGCTTTTTGATTTTTCTGAACACACAAAAACAGCTTAACGAAAGGAAGTGAAAAATGCTTTTAATATACTTACTCGGAGCGGTAGGTATAAGTTTTGAAATAGCTACTTTGTTTTATACATTTACATATAAAAATTCCAAGTATGCTATATCAATGACAATGCACATACTTGGAACAGTTTGCTGTTTATTATACTTGTGTATTCTACTTATTTTGAAGTTTTTACATTATATTTCTTAATTGATAAGTTCTGGAAAAGATACCGCCCTGATTGATTATATCTAACTAAATGTTAAAAAAGGAGGACTGAAAATGCCGAGAGAAAGACCTATTGTCAACTGGGATGATATACCGTGTGTAGTAGATGTGCCGTATGTGGCACGATTGCTCGCTATGAATCCCGACCATGTTGCAAAACTTGCAAAAGATAACAAAATCCCTGCTTTTAAGATTGAAAAGCTCTGGCGCTTTAAGAAAAACGAAATTGAGCAGTATATAGAGGAGCACAGAAATGGATATTATTGCAAATAACCGCCAAAAGAAAGGAGTGTAACAAATGGCATTTAAAGATTTAGAAACAAAAAGGTCACTTAGAAAAAAGTACCGTGACAGCAAAGACCAGCTTAAATACACGCAAAAAAGTCTTGCAAGCACCGAGCAGGAGCGTGACATTGCGAACAGACGTCTCGAAAAAACAAAGGCAAAGCTTGACAAAGTGACAGCCTTATATGTTGCCGAAAGAGCGAAAAACGCAGAACTTGCCCGAAAGCTCAAAGCCTACGAATCATCGGACCCCGAAACAATCGTTTTTAAATGTGTGGGGGTTGAAAATGCTAACGACTACAAGGTTGTTTGATGAAAAGAACATTTTGCGGACCTTAGCAAAATGTTTATCAAATATAAAGGTGGGAAAATATTTTGAATTACACTGATTTTATATCCTCAAACGGATACATATGCACTGAATCTGAGTTTGAAATTGCTAAGGCACACGCTAAGAACAAGTTGGCGGTTATTATCAGCCGATTTGGTGATGCAAACGGTGAACGCCTTGAGGATTATTACCTTGAACAGCTTATCAGGGAAGAACTCAGAGCTGAAAGAGTATCAAAGGCGTTGTTTGAAATGCAACTTGCAGGCAAAGAGAAATCCCGCATTGCTTAGGAACAGCAACACGGGATTAAACAAAAAGAAATTTAAACAAGCTCATTATATCATATTGAATCGAAAAATCAATAGTTAGGAGATATTAAAATGTGCGAAGTATGCAGAAACACTCCGTGTAATCCGATGTGCCCAAACGCACCGCAAGTACTGGTAATGGGGCATTGCAGAGCGTGCAACGCAGAACTCAGATATGATTATACATATTTCAGAGATACAAATGATGATATTTTCTGTTCTCGTGAATGTGCCGAACTTTTTCACGGCATTACCGAGGAAGAATGGTCAATAGATTAAGGAGGTAACATAAAATGACCAAAATTACAGAACCCGTTAATTTGCTTGAAACTGCTGATATGGAAGAAGTAAAAAATCTGTCAACAGTTAATGATGTAGAACCTGATTCAACCGATTTAATTCAGGTAGCTCAGATTCCTGTCATTATCGAGAATCTCAAGCTGGTTAAATCTGAAATTGAGAAAAAGGTAAACACTGCCTGCGAAATGATATGTACAGACGAAAACTACAAGGAAATCAAGAAGTTGCGTTCATCGCTCAATAAGGAATTTGCGGAATTTGAAACTCGCCGAAAAGCGGTTAAATCGGAAATAATAACACCTTATGAGGCTTTTGAAACAGTTTACAAAGATTGCGTGTTATTGCCTTATAAGAAAGCTGATTCCGCCCTTAAAGGTAAGGTTGACACCATTGAGCAGGGTCTTAAACAGGAAAAGTACGAAAAATCAAAAAGCTATTTTGATGAGTATTCAAAATCACTCGGTATTGATTTTGTGGCATATGAGCAAGTTAGTTTAAACATTACTATGAGCGTATCTCTCAAAAAGCTTAAAGAAACTATAAAATCTAACCTTGACAAGATTATGGATGACTTAAAGCTTATCGCAACGCAGGAGCACAAGGACGAAATCCTGTACGAGTATAAGCGGTCTTTGAATGTATCGGTTGCAATAACTTCCGTAACCGAGAGGTACAAGGCTATTGAAGAAGAAAAAGCAAGGGCAGAAGCCGAAAGAGCAGAGCGTGAAAAAGCCGAGCAGGCTGTGAGCAACACTCTTGACGAATATGAACCGTTTGTTGCAAATGTGCCTGAAGAAGTTGCTCCTCCGGTTGAAGAAATATCAGAACAGCCACAGCAAGATGAAAAAGTTCTGTCATTGTCATTCAAGGTTTACGGTACAAAATCACAGCTTAAAGATTTTGCACTCACTGTTAAGCAGTTAATCAACGAAAGGGGATTGCGCTATGAGTAATTATAATAATCAAAACAATCAGATTCAGCAGAGAAAGCCGAAGTTTTCGTCAATGCTCCAGACACAGGCTTTTCAGAAAAGTCTTTCAAACTCAATGAAAGACCCGAAGGAAATTCAGAAATTTACGGCGGCTATCACATCTGTGGTGAGTACAAATCCTGCACTCGAAGAATGCGATGCAGCTACAATTCTTTCGGCGGCTCTTTGCGGTCACTCTCTCGGACTTCCTCCGTCACCACAGCTCGGTCAGTATTATATGGTCCCGTTTAAGGACAGAAAGAATAAGCGTACAACAGCTACATTTGTTCTTGGCTATCGTGGATACATACAGCTCGCTATTCGTAGTGGTCAGTATAAAAGACTTAATGTTGTAGAAGTAAAAGAGGGCGAACTACTTAACTGGGACCCACTCACCGAGGAAATAGCAATTAAAATGATTGAAGATGAAACAGAGCGTGAATCTGCCGAAACTATCGGATACTATGCTTATTTTCGCTATGTAAATGGCTTTGAAAAGGCTCTTTACTGGAGTAAGGATAAGATGAAACAGCACGCATTAAAGTATTCAGCCGGATATGCAAGCGATGTCAATAAGGGTACAAGTTACACTTTTTGGGCAAAGGATTTTGATGCGATGGCTAAGAAAACAATGCTCAGACAGCTTATCAGCAAATGGGGTGTTATGAGTGTTGAAATGCAGACAGCGTATGAAGCTGACAATCATATAATCAATGCCGACGGTACTCCCGATTATGAAACGAATACAATGATTGACGCAGATGTACCGTCAGATGCCCCATTACCGGAATCATCTGAACAGCAGATTGATTCCGATGAAGCATTCTCAATCGATGATCTTGCAGAGTGAGATGATTGATGTTGAGATAATCAGTACAGGCTCTAAGGGCAACGCAGTTCTTCTTGACGGTCAGGTCTTGATTGACTGCGGAGTGCCGTTTAGCAAACTTGTTGAGTGTAAAGTAGTTGACCGAGTTAAATATGTATTTTTAACTCATCAACACGGAGACCATTGTAATGTTGCTACTCTAAAGCGACTGCTGTCCGAACACCCTTGTATTCGGATAATTTACCCCAATTATCTTTGCAAAAAGCTTTTTTTATTAGGTGATACCTCCTTTCAATACAATTCTTTCATAGTCGCTCAGGATAAATGGTACTCAATCAGCAATATTACTTTTTCAGCAGTACCACTTCGGCATGATGTTCCTAATATCGGCTGGAAGTTACACTTCAACACTCAACAGGGGATATATAAAGTTATATACGCAACTGATACATCGGAAATCGCTCATATAACAGCTAAGAACTACGATTTGTATCTTGTAGAAGCTAACTACTCAAAAACAGAATTACTTAATCGAATAAAAGATAAACGATTGAAAGGTCAATATGTGTACGAAGATAGAGTTCTTCGTACACATTTGAGCAAAGAAAAGTGCGATGAATGGTTGTATCAAAATATGGGTAATAACAGTTTCTTCGTTTATATGCACCAACACGAGGACTTAGTATGATTACATCAGCGAACATAGTATCTTATGACGGATATAACTTAATAGTAAGACCGCATGAGCGTATCGGCAGAGAACTTGCACAGAAACAAGTACATGAAATTGAACTCAGAATTGTTGACGGACGCACGATTTCTGCCGAACAGCGAAGAAAAATATACGCAATCATCAGAGATATAGCATTTTGGTGCGGAGATAATCCCGAATGGATTAAAGAATATTTCAAGTTTAATTTTTGCGGTGAATTTGGCATTGAATACTTTTCGCTGTCTGATTGCGAAAAAAGCGTAGCAAGAGATTTCATAAGCTATCTGATAGATTTTTGTTTCTACCAAAATATCGGAACAAGAGATACTCTGCTTAATGTTACAGATGATATAGGCAGATACTTGTACAGTTGTCTTGAAAATCGTAAGTGTGCAATATGCAATGCACCAGGTGAAGTTCATCATGTTGACAGAATTGGTATGGGGCGAGATAGGGAACAGATTGTACATATAGGATTAAAAGCTATATGCCTTTGCAGAAAGCACCACGATGAAGCACATCGGCACGAAAAAGAGCTGTTTGATAAGTACAAAATCTACGGTATAGAGCTTGATGAATATCTTTGTACAAAGCTGAAACTTAATACAAAAAGAAAGAGGTGATACAGTGAATGGCTGGACAACCAAAGCGAGGGCTTGACTTTGCGGCTTGGGATGTTCACTTGTTCGATGATGATGAGAGATTTGATGTGCTTATTGATGCACAGGGTTGGGACGGCTTTGGAGTATTTTTTTGGATTTGTACCAAAGCTTATGCAACAAATGGTTACTATTATGAGTGGCGAGAAGAAACCAGTGCTGCCACGATAGCGAAACGAATGAGCGGTGGAATTAAATCAGATACGGTAAATCAGGTAGTTAAGCTTTGCTTACGAATTGGGCTGTTTGATAACGGGCTGTTTGATAGGGAGAGCATACTGACCAACAAAATGATGCAAGAACGATATATGTACGCTATCGAAAAACGCTCCGTGCGAGGTCGCACAATAAATAGATTATATTGGCTTTTGAAAACGGAAGAAACAAAGGCTTATATAGTTATACCTGAAAATGAGCATAATCTCTCCGAGAATGAACATAATCTCTCCGAGAACGACACAAAGAAAAGTAAAGTAAAGGAAAGTAAAGTAAATAGAAATAATTATTATGCGATGCCGTCTGCAAATGCAGCCGACACCGCCGGTGAAAATATTTTTATTACATTACCTTTGAACGATAAGAGTAATTATTCAGTTTCAAAATCTGATGTTCAGCACTACAAAATTTTGTATCCTGCTGTTGATGTAGAACAACAATTGCGTTCGATGTTGGGGTGGCTCGAAGCTAATCCGAGCAGGAGAAAAACAAGAACCGGCATTAAAGGGTTCATTACTAAATGGCTTAATAAGATCCAAGACAGAGGAGGTGTAGGATATGGATTCAATCCAAGCGATAATGTCAAGAATAATGTCACCACAGCGAGCGGAGGAAATTATCCAACGGGCGAGAAAGTCTTCTAAAGAACTCACTCCGAGAGAAAAAGCCGAACAAGAAGCAAAAGTGTTTAACTCAACACCCGGTAAGCTCATTGGCTATGAGTGCGAGAAATGTATGAACCGAGGCTATATTTACCGTGTAAAGGCAGGCGAAACGCCTTTCGGGCAGGTTACATATGATGTGGTTGCTTGCAAATGTGATTGTATGAAAATTCGAGATGAACTTCACAGAATGCAGAACAGCGGTCTTCAAAAACTTCTTAAACGATATACTTTTGAAAGTTACAAGACAACCTCAGATTGGCAGAAATATGTGAAAGATAAAGCATATGAGTACATTGACAAATGCTCTGATTGGTTCTTCTTCGGCGGTCAGCCCGGTTGTGGAAAGACACATATATGTACGGCTATTGTCGGAGCATTACTCAAAAAAGGCAAAGCACCTAAATATATGCTTTGGCAGGATGATATTACCAAAATCAAGCAGGCATCGAGTAATTTAGAGGTGTATGAAGCTCTCATAAATTCATATAAGCAAGCGGAAATTCTTTACATTGATGATTTCTTTAAAACTCGCAGGGGCGATTTTGTCTCAACAGCTGATGTCAATGCTACATTTAAGATTATCAATTACAGATACAATGAAGGATTGCCGACTATCATAACATCTGAATTATCACTTGAACAGATTTCGCAGATTGATGAGGCTTTAGGCAGTAGAATTTCAGAAATGGCTAATCCGAAAATTTTTATTAAAGCCGATAAAAATAAGAATTACCGTTTTACGAGAGGAAATGAAAATGATGTCTGAAGCACAGGAGCAATGTAAACTCATTAAATGGGTGGATAAATGTGTGCAAATGAAAATACATCCTGAACTTTCAATGCTGTACGCTGTTCCAAATGGTGGCAGAAGAGATAAAGCCGAAGCCGCACATCTTAAAAGGCAAGGAGTTAGGGCAGGTGTTCCAGATTTATGCCTTGCTGTGCCAAAAGGTAAATATCACGGCTTATATATTGAGCTTAAAGTCGGCAACAATAAGACTTCTGAACATCAGGATAAATGGTTGCAGAATCTTTCACGGTGCGGATACGCCGTAAAGGTATGTTATGGCAGTACATCAGCAAAGCAGACAATTGAAAAATATCTGCAATTGGGTGATTGATTATGAAATTGCAGGTTTGTCGAAAGTGTAAACACGAATATCATCCGTGTAGCATACGGAAATGCCCGTACTCTGAAAAAGGTTTGTACATCTGCGTGGGGAAATGTTAGTGTAAAAAACATTACAAAACATTTATCACGCTCTGTTTATTCGGTACTTAACAAAGTTAATAAATTAAAGCTTGGAGCTTTTCTAAGCTGTGGAGATAGATATGTAACTTTATCATATTTGAGCGAAGCTGTTTATGGTAATCAAAGTAGCGGAGGTTATATCAAAATTTCTTGGGCACAAAATAGAGGCCTTCCTCTACATACGATTTGCAGGCAGAAAGAAAAGTTTGAGGTAGTTTATATTGATGAATTTTGGGAATGGGCATACAAGAATCAGAGCTTTTTGAATTTCTCCAAATTTGAAAAGTATTATCTTGGTGTAGAACCTGATTGGGTTGATAAAAAGCGAAGAACTGATATAAGGCACAGCCATAAATTTATTACATCACCTTGGACTGCTGTTGAAGATGAGCGACTTAAGAAATTTCTTGCTGAACATAAATATAGCTATAGAGAATTATCGATACTGCTTAATAGAACGGAAGGAGCAATACAGAGAAGAATATTAGACCTTGGTATTAAGGAGCGACCGGTTAAGGCAAATAATCACATAAAGTGGACGGCTGAAGAAATTAAGAAGCTTGGTGAAATGATTAAATCAGGCTATAAGTATGAAGAAATGTCAGATGTGCTTGATAAATCTGCTAAAGCTATCAGAGGTCGAGTATTTGACTATTACTTGACCGAAAGGCTTGATAAGGTAAGAGCATACATTGGCAATGGTCAGTTTGGCGATAATCTTCCGGACAGGACGATTAAATACAAGAGGTTTATGTCTGATGAGGACAAGGAGAAGGTAAAAGTCTTGTTATCTATGCTTGCAGGTGAAATTAAATGTGTTGCGAAAGAGAACTCAAATGTTGAGAGTGAGTACGCTGAATTTTGGCAAAAAGATTGTTGTACCTATTGGGATAACATAAACGGCTGTACGGCAAACGAAAAAGACTGCGACAGCTGCACATCATTTAATAGAATAGAACCACAATTCTGCAAAAGATGTGGAATTACCTTTTATGAACGAAAAAGTAATGACATTTGCAAGGACTGCAGAGCTGCGAGAATTAAGCAAGCACAGAGAAAATATGCGATATTAAATCAAAAAGGAGTTGTGATAAATGAAAAGCAACTGGAAATTAAGAAGTAAACAGCACGAAGATCGTATTCGTGGTGAAATGTTTGATACCGGTATCGGTTACGGGCTGGAACTTGCTTCCATAATATTGAGTCGCCATTTCGGATTCGGAGCAAAGCGACTTTATAAATTAAATCTTGAAGCCCTGAGATATATTGCAAATGTTAAAGATGGGGCAGAAGAATTTACCGAGGAATACAAAAACAATGTAGAATATGCCTCTATTAAAATGCACAAAGAGTTCGACAGGACTATGGCATTAAAATACAAAGGCATTGACTATGGACAGAAATTGAGAAACGAGATAGATAACGAAAGCTATCTTAATTTGGAAATAGAGGTGAATTAAGTGATGAGAGAAATATTATTCAGAGGTAAATTCGGAAACGAATGGAAGTACGGCTTTTTAAGTATTGAACCCAAAGGATTGGTAATCAAAGAGCCATACAAGAACGAAAGCTCAAATGTGTGGCATATTGACGCTGACACAGTCGGACAGTACACAGGCATGCACGACAAGAACGGCACAAAGATTTTCGAGGGTGATATCATTGATTTTCTTTACCGCTCGGATGATGACGACTATGGAATCGTTCAGTACGATGTTGATGAAACTGAATTTGGATTTGTGTATAATTTAATCTATGAGGGATTAGGCAGACACTATCCTTCAAAAGATATTGAAGTTGTCGGGAATATATACGATAATCCCGAGCTTGTAGGAGGTGAAGAAAATGTCTGAATTAAAAATCCGTGATATTTGCGGTGACTATGCTTTGGATATACCGTTCGCAGACGGTAGTGTAAACACGATATACTTTAATTCAAAACGAAATGCCGAAACAGTTAAGCATATTATCGAAGTTGACGGAAGTAAACCCAACGAAGCTACCGTGTGTGATATGCAAGAGATTAAATACGGTAAGTGGGAATACGACAGCGGGGATGTCGGCTATACAAATTATTTATGCTCTGAGTGTAAAAATTTTTTCACTTTTTACGAGGGCTTTGATTTGTATCCATATTGCCCTTACTGCGGTACAAAAATGGATAAGGAGTGTGAAAAATAATGGCATTCCCAGAAAAGCTAAAAGCGTTAAGACTTAAAAATGGATTAACGCAAGATGAGTTGGGTGAAAAGCTCTATTTGAGCAGAACAAGTATATCTTACTATGAGCAGGGAAAATTTGAGCCTAATATCGAAACCATAATAGCTGTAGCGGATTTATTTAACATCACAACAGATGAATTGTTGAGGTGAGGTGTGAACACAATGACAAACTTTGAAAAAATCAAACAGATGTCAATTGACGAAATGGCTCGGAGTTGTATGGACTTTTTCAGTTGCCCGTACGGCACTCCGTATGTTGGCTGTCCTATGGAAAAGCGATTCAATGACAGCTGTATTGACTGCACAAAACATTGGCTTGAAAGTGAGGTAGAAGAATGAAAGTACATCATTGCGACGCTTGTAAAAAAGCGTTAGGGAAAAGAGATTTTAGAGTAAAACTTTGGGCAAAGGCTAACGAGGGACACAAGGTGAGGTTTGTAAGATTAGAGATTTGCTATGACTGTTACAGCGCATTGCCGGCGATTGCACGAAGATACGAATCCGGTAAAGGGTGGCTTGATTAATGGATAAGTCACACAGAACAGATTTAACATTTTCAAGACAGCTTGAAAAGGCTATGACATCAAGGAACATAGGTGCAACAAAACTGTCGAGAATGTCAGGAATACAACGTAGTCAGATATGCAAATATTTGACTGCTGAGATGTCGCCGACAGCAATGACTATTTGCAAATTAGCTATTGCTTTAGGCGTAACATCTGATTATTTATTAGGGCTGGTTAAAGCAGACAAACAGTAGCTTACAATAATAAAATTGTACCTAAAAATAACAGCAAAAAATTATACAATGGACTTATGATGCAGAAGGACTATCTGTGTTGTAAGTCCATTGTTATTTGGCGGTGCATATATGGCTAAAGCGTTTGCTAAGAGTTTCTACAAATCAAAGCGTTGGCAGGACTGCCGACAAAGTTTTATCGCAGAGCGAATGCTTGTTGACGGCGGATTGTGTCAGCTATGTAAAGAGCGACACGGCTTTATCGTACATCATAAGATCATGATTAATGAGAGCAACATAAACAATCCTAATGTTACTCTCAACCACGACAATCTTTTATACGTATGCAAAAAATGTCACGACGAATTACCGGGACACGGGATAGGTTGCGAACCGAAAAAATATTTTTTCGACGAAAGCGGAATGCTCCGACCGATTATCCCCCCCGTTGAAAAATTGGAAACCGGTAACCATAGGACCGAGGGGGGCAGTTAGATTTTTTGCGTACCTTACATATAGCCCCCCTCCCCCCTAAAAAAACTTGTGCGAAAGGACGGTGACTTGAAATGACTGACGAACAGAAGGAACAAAGAGCGATTAAGCGAGAGATAAAACGATTAACGGAAATCTACAAGGACATAGAAGTTAAGAAAAAAGACTTAGCTGTTGGCCTAATTGAGAATGCGGCGTTCACTCGAATCAGACTGAAAGAACTGCAACAGGATATTGCGATCTATGGCTTAACTGAATTGTTTTCGCAGTCGGAAACACAAGAGCCGTACTCACGCAAAAGACCTGAGGCAGATTTGTATAACACGATGCTTGGAAATTATCTTAAATACATCAAGCAACTTAACGATATGCTTCCGAAAATGACCGAGACAAAGACTGCGACAACAGACGGCTTTGACGATTTCGTTGAAGGGCGTGACAAGCTTTGAAACGCTATCCATTAAGCTATAATCCGATACTTGAATATTACGAACAGATAAAGAACGGCAAGGTTACTGTTTGCGACAAAATACGCAAGTGGTACAAACATTTAAGTGATAAGGTGATTAATCCGACAGACGGCTATCATTACGAGGCAAAACGAGGAAATCACATTATTGAATTTGTTGAAAACTACTGCCGACACAGTAAAGGCAAAATGGGCGGTCAGCTTGTGAAGCTGGAACTGTGGGAAAAAGCGTGGCTTGCGGCGACTTTTGGCTTTGTGGACGATGACGGCATCCGCCAGTACAACCTATCTGTGTTGATTATCGGAAAAAAGAACGGCAAGTCTTTGCTTGCCTCTGCGGTTGGCTTGTATATGCTCATCGGCGACGGTGAACCCGGTCCCGAAGTGTATGCAGTCGCTACAAAGCGTGACCAAGCTAAAATCATTTGGCAGGAAGCAAAACGAATGGTTCGCAAAAGCGAAACTTTGCTAAAGCGAATTAAACCACTGCTGAATGAATTGAGTTCAGAAGATTACAACTGCGGAGTGTTTAAGCCGCTTGCTTCCGATTCGGATACGCTCGACGGTTTGAATGTGCATTGTTGCCTTATGGACGAAGTTCATCAATGGAAGAACGGCAGACAGTTGTATGATATTATGGCTGACGGTACGATCGGACGAGATCAACCGCTTATCCTTGTGACAACAACAGCCGGAAAAATCAGAGAGGACATCTACGATGAAATCTATGACGATGCCATTCGCACTACGAATGGTTTGTTTGACGATGTAGGTTACAAAGACGAACACAGCCTTTACATCATCTACGAGCTTGACAAGCGTGAAGAATGGGAAAAACCTGATTGCTGGGTAAAAGCAAACCCCGGACTTGGCACGATTAAAAATCAAAATGCTCTTGCAAGCAAAGTTAAGAAAGCACAGGCAAATCCGTCACTTGTACGCAACCTTGTATGCAAAGAATTTAACATAGCCGAAACATCAACTGAATCGTGGCTCAATTTCGAGGAACTTAACAACGAAACAAAATTTGATGTTAAGGAACTCCGCCCAACCTACGGGATAGGCGGCGCAGACCTATCAAGCACAACCGACCTTACAGCGGCCAAGATGTTGTTCCGAGTGCCTGACAATGAAAATATTTTTGTATTGTCAATGTACTGGATACCGGCAGACCTCGTAGAGAAAAAAGTAACCGAGGACAAAATTCCATATGATAAGTGGATAGAACAGGGCTTTATGCGTACCTGCCCCGGAAACAAGATTGACGCAAGTGTTGTAACAGCGTGGTATCAAGAGCTACAAGACGAATACGACATTTACTTGTGGAAAGAGGGCTATGACGCTTGGTCAGCTCAGATGTGGGTTAATCAGATGATTGACGCTTTTGGTCCTACCGTTATGGAAGCTGTACACCAAGGTAAGAAAACATTGTCTGCCCCGATGAAAGCTCTCAAAGCAGACCTTGTAAAGAAAAGAATAATTTACAACAACAATCCAATTGATAAATGGTGTCTCGCAAACACCGCAATAGATGAGGACAGAAACGGTAATATACAGCCGATTAAGACCTCAAAGTCAACAAGACGAATTGACGGTACTGCGGCATTGCTTGACGCTTACACGATATATTTTGAATACGAAGATGAATATTTAAGCATTGTTTAGGAGGTGAGAGAATGGGAAAATTTAAGAACTTTTTAAATTCTGTTCGCAATGTCAGAAAGACAAAGAATTTTTCAAGGGTTGAACTTGTCACGCAGAATAATTCAAATTTCTTTTTGTGGGGCAACAGGGCATACGATTCCGACACCGTCCGAGCTTGCGTTAATGCACAGGCTCTCAGATTCTCGAAGTTATCCATTAAACACATAAGAGAAACAATCGTTGACGGCAGAAAAGACCTCTTAATCAATCCCGAACCTTACGTCAAGTTCTTGCTTGAAGAACCTAACCCGTACACAACAATGGATATGCTCCTATATAGGACAAGCACACAGTTATCCTTATCGGGTAATGCTTTTTGGCTCATCATTAGAGACACAAACGGCTTGCCTACGGAATTGTATTTCATACCGGCTAAATCAGCTACGGACTTGTACGACACTAACGGTAACCTTGTGTATGAATTTATTCTTGCAAACGGCAAGACTTACCGCTTTGCTTCCGAAGATGTCATTCACTTGCGTGATGATTTTGCAGAGAATGATATATTTGGCAGCGGCAAATTTAAGGCTCTTGCACCTTTGCTTGAAATTGTTGAAACAACCGATAGCGGCATCATCAGCGCTATCCGAAATTCAAGTGTCATTAAATGGTTACTGAAATACACATCATCTTTGCGCCCTGAGGACTTGAAGAAGAACGCAAAAGCTTTTGCTGACAACTACCTTAACATCAGTAACAGCTCTGTGGGCGTTGCGGCAGTTGACGCAAAGGTTGACGCAAATCAGATAACCCCGAACGACTATGTTCCAAATGCTTTGCAAATGGATAGAACAAAAAACAGAATCCTTGAGCTTTTTAACACCAATGTAAAAATTATCACATCAACAGCGAACGAAGATGAAGAAAACGCCTACTTTGAGGCGGTGATTTCACCTAAAATTATTCAGCTTAAAAACGAGTTGACACGGAAACTATTCACTCGCCGTCAGCGTAGTTGTGGAAATTACATCGCAGTAGGTTCGTTCAATCTACAATCTGCAAGTCTTAAAACTAAGCTAAATTTTGCCGGAATGGTTGACCGTGGTGCAATGCTTCCGAATGAATGGCGAGAATCACTTGGTCTTGCTCCTGTTCCGGGCGGTGATACTCCGCTCAGAAGATTAGATACAGTTGCAGTTGACGAAGGAGGTGAAAATGATGCCGAAAACGATTGACATTAAAGGCCCTATCATTACGAATGATGATAAGTGGATTTACGACTGGTTTGGAGTAGCCTCCTGTTGCCCAGCCGACATTCGCTTACAGCTCGATGATGTGGCGGACGACGAGAGCGTGCAGGTTGTTATCAATTCATCAGGTGGTGACATCTTTGCCGCCTCAGAAATTTACGATATGCTCGCCGAAAGCAAGGCTACAATCAAGGTCGTTTTTGCCGCCTCGGCCGCTTCATACATCGCTTGTGCGTGCACATCTGAAATTGTGCCAACAGGTATGCTTATGATTCATAATGTTTCAAGCTATGCCGCAGGCGATTACAATGACATGGCACACGAATCAGGCGTGTTGCTTAAAGCAAGTAAAGCCGTCGCAACAGCTTACCGACTTAAAACGGGTATGAGCGAGGACGAGCTTATTGGACTTATGGACAAGGAAACTTGGTTCACTGCTGATGAGGCAGTTAAAAAAGGCTTTATTGACAAGGTCACGGAATACGCCGAAAAGCCAAAAGAGGTTAAACTTGCGGCAAGTCTTAGCGGCCTTATCCCTGATGCCATCATCAAACAGATGAGGGACGAAAAAACACAGCTTACAGCAAAACTTGAATTACTCAAACGAAAGGAAGTTGAAGAGGAATGAACAAACAGGAATATCTCGACAAGAGAAATGCTCTCTACGACAAGGCCAAAAAGCTCATTGCAGAAAATAAGCTCGCCGAGGCGAAAGAGATTACACAGCAGATTGATAAGCTCGACAGTGACTTTGAAAATTCTGCTGTAGAAAAGGCAAACAAAAACGCAGAGGAGGGAATCAAAATGCCTGCACCATTTGAAAATCACAAGGCAAACATCGACCTTACAGATGAGGACGAAAAGGTAACAGATATGTACGCAACACTTGAATACAGAAAAGCATTCGCTAACTATATTCAGAACGGCGTACCCGTGCCACAGAAGTTTATGAATGTGGCATCACAGACCACATCAAGCACTGCGGCGGCTATTGTGCCGACCACAATGTATCAGCGTTTAATCGTTGAACTTGAAAAAATCGGCGAAATTTACGCAAGAGTGTTCAAGACGGCTTATCCGACAGCGCTCCTTATCCCTACACAGAACATCCGCCCGACAGCAAGCTGGGTTGATGAGGAAAAGGGTTCAGACCAGCAGCAGGTAACTACTGACAAGGTTGTCTTTGCCGGCTATAAGCTTGAATGCAAGGTTGCGTTCTCGCTCTTTATGACCAAAACGGCGCTTGACACTTTTGAATCACAGTTTATCGACCAGATTAAGAACGCAGTTGTTAAGGCTTGTGAAATGGCAATCGTTAAGGGTTCGGGTTCAGGTTCGCCAACCGGCATTCTTTCTTGCACTCCCCCTGAAGGCCAGACAATTGAAATTGCAAAAACCGGCAAGCTTACATATTCAACACTTTGCTCTGCTGAGGCGGCTCTTCCTGCTGCATACGATGACGCTGTATGGCTGATGACAAAGAAGTCATTCTTTGCGTTCATGGGCATCACAGACAGCAACGGTCAGCCTGTCGCTCGTATGTCCGAAGGACTTAACGGCAAGCCGTTACTCTCACTTTTCGGTCGTGCTGTTATCCCAACAGACGGCTATATGGATTCGTACGCTGACACGGTTTCAGCCGACACAACCTTTGCGATGATGTTCAATCTTAACGATTACATCTTCAACGAGGTAATGGGTTTAAGTGCCAAGAAGTACGAAGAGGACGACACCGATAACACAGTCCTTAAAGCCGTAATGCTTGCAGACGGTAAGGTCGTGGATACTCACAGCCTTGTTAAGCTCGTAAAAAAGAGCGCTTAAAAGAGGTTTGAATTATGGCAGTATCAAATGAAATTGAAGCCGTAAAGGTTTCGCTCCGTATCAATACGGTGCTGTTTGATGATGAAATATCTGCCCTCATTGATTCTGCCAAAAGTGACATGGCAGGTGCAGGAGTTGATGTCAACGACAAAAACTCAACTGCACTTGTTATGCAGGCAATCAAATTCTATTGCCGTGCTTATTTTTCGGTGACAGCTGATAGCGAATGGGCACGGCATTACGAAGAATTGCGTGATGCAATGGCGGCGAGAGGAGCGCAAACAGAATGAATGCAGATACTTTGATTTTGCTTGTTTCGGGCTATAACGAAACAACAAACGATATCGGTGAAATCGTTCAGTCCGAAAAGCTCCGCAAGGTCTATGCTCAGCGGCAATATGTCAGACAATCCGAGTTCTTTCAGGCGCAAGCTAATGGATTAAAACCCGAATGTATGCTTGAAGTTAATTCCTTTGAGTATCAGAACGAAGAATTTTGCTACCTTGACAATAGAAAGTTCAAAATCTATCGTGCATATCAAATCAAAGGAACAGAGCGTACAGAGCTGTATTTAACGGATGTGGTAGGTGAGAACAATGTCCTTGCCTAAAGCAGTTAAAATCACACAAAACGGCGTTGAGATAATCAGTAATGTTGACCGTATTCAATATACGCTCAAAGAGCTTGAAAGAGCCGCTCTGCGTGATGTTGGCAAGTTGGTATGTAAACGGACAAGGCAGAAAATAAAACGCAGGTCAGGGCGATTGGCGAAAAATACGCAGTATTGGGTACGCTCAAAGCAAAAAATTCCTGACCTGCAGGTAGGATTTAAGCCGGGCGGATTTTACGGCTTGTATCAAGAAATCGGTACAAGCAAAGCTCCAAAAATCGGAGCATTGAGCGATGCCGCCGAAAGCAATATCAAGGACATCATAAAAATTGAACAACAGTACCTCAGTGCCGTAGGTACAGAAGAGGCAGAACGCAAACTGAACGAGGGGGAATACAGCGGTGAATAACATCAAGAAATTTTTGAAAGACTTATTCGCTGAGTATGCACCCTCTTATTTTTTACAGGCAGAAAGCGGATTTCCTCGCCTTGTATATGAGGTTAAACAGCTCTACACGGATGAGCCGTATGACAAGTTTATTGTGACCATTAATGTTTATGATAGGCAGACTACGGCGGACATTGATGATGTTGTGGATAGAATCTACGACAACATAGCAAAGGCTACATACTTGGTTGATGATGTTTTTTACAAATTCTACAACAATTTTGACCGGCTGTATATTGCCGAATCAGACAAATCAATAAAGAGAGTGATGTTCACTCTCGAAATGAGGAAATACAACAGAAAGGATGATTAAAATGGCAACAGTTAAGCCACGAAAAATTAAGCCATATAGCGGCTATTCGGCGAAAACCGCCGACAGAATGCTCCTTGATGCAGGTGCGTTTTTTGTAAATTACGATCCTGCTACGGACACATACGCAAGTGCCAAAAAGGCAGGTAAATGCCTTGGCGTAACAATCAAAGGCGGTGAATTTTCAGCCAAGCCGACACTCAGACGACTTGAATTTGACGGAGTGAAAACAAGAACTAAGGGTGACACGGTAGTTGACGGTTGGGAGGTTTACCTTAAAGCAACACTTGCCGAAATGACTACTCAGAACTTCATTTACGGTCTTGGCATCGCAGACAAAGGCACAGACGAAAAGGTCGTAGGCTACGATGTAATCACAGGTAGAGATGTTATTCTTGACGGTGACTACATTAAGAATATCACTTGGGTAGGCTGTCTCCTCGGGGAGGATAAGCCGTGTATTATTCAGGTGTTCAACGGCTTCAATGAGAACGGTCTTACACTTGCAATTGCCGACAAAGACAACGGTAAGGTAGAAGCTCAGTTCTATGGTAACCTTTCACCTGAGGTTTATGATTCAGAGGACGAAATCAAACCACCGTTTAAAATTTTCAGACCGACAGAAAAAACGGAAACAACGGAAACATCGGAGGCATAATTATGAGAAAATTAAGCATTAAAGACGCATTCACTCTTGCTCGCATTATCAAAAAAGCAGACATCAAAGAGGAAATTGCAGACTTTGCAAATCGTATCGCTATTAAAAATAACAGCAAAGATGAAACAGTCAACACCGAAGCGGTCGGTCTTGAATTTGTGATTACTCTGTTAACTTCTTTGGCAACCAAAGAAACAGAACAGGAATTCTATTCATTGCTGGCCGATATCAGAGGCGACATTACGGCAGATGATGTAAGTAAATTAAGTATCCCCGAGGTTCTTGACAATGTAAAGGCAATCATCAGGGAGAATGATATTAAGAGTTTTTTTACCTCGCTCTCAGCTTTGAAGTAAGAACATATGGAATGCTCGTGCAGTATTGTTGCGGTAATACTGCCGTACTGCATGAGCTGTCTTTTTCAGATGCTGTCAAAATTATCAAAAACGCTATAAATGACCGTAATGACGAATTGCTTTACAAAGCCTATATTTTGACTGTTGTAGGAAATTTCACAGGCTTGTCGTACATGGATTTTGTAAACAAGGCAACAGGCTCGACACGGTCTGAAAGCGTTGAGAGTGTCAATACAGAGGAAATCGAAAGAAAAGTTGAAAACTATCTTGATAACTACAAATGGGAGGAGGTGTAGCTAATGGCTGTTGAAATATTTAAGCTGTTTGGCTCTATTTTCGTCAACAATGATGAAGCAAACAAATCAATCGCCGAAACCGAGAAAAAAGGTAAAGGTGTTGCCGCAACCTTAGGTAACGGTATCAAAACCGCAGGCAAATGGGGAGCGGCAATGGTCGGAGGTGCGGCGGCAGGTGTCGGAGCATTATCGTCAGTTGCCGAAAATACCAGAGAATACCGCACCGAAATGGGTAAACTCGACACAGCTTTCACCACAAACAAATTTACAGCGGCAGACGCAAAGCAAACATATTCCGACCTCTATGCTGTGGTTGGCGACAGCGGACAAGCAACTGAGGCGGCTAATCATTTATCATTGCTTTGCGATTCCACAAAAGACCTGCAAAGTTGGACAGAGATTTGCACAGGTGTTTACGGTCAATTCGGTGATTCCTTGCCTATTGAGGGTTTGACAGAGGCGGCAAACGAAACCGCAAAAGTTGGACAGGTAACAGGTCCGCTTGCCGATGCTCTTAACTGGATGGGCGTGTCAGAAGATGAGTTCAACGAAAAACTTGCAAAATGCTCATCAGAACAAGAAAGACAGCAGTTAATCACATCCACCCTCACATCGCTATATTCTGATGCGTCGGCTCAATACAAGAAAACAAATGGCGATGTAATGGAATCTAACAGAGCTCATCAGCAGTTGTCTGACACTATGGCTCAGATTGGTGCTGTCGCCGAGCCTGTCCTTAACTCTCTTATCGGTCTTGGCGGTAAACTCCTCGAACAGCTCTCACCATTGATTGAGAGTGTGGCAAACAACCTTGCCCCTGTTTTAATCAACATTTGCGAAGAGGTCGCCCCGATAATTGTATCAATGCTTGAACAGATTATGCCATTGATTGAGGAATTGCTCCCGTTTATAGCTCAGCTTATAGAGCAGTTAGCCCCTCTCATCATACAGATTGTTGAACAATTGTTTCCGCCTTTACTGCAAATTATACAGGACTTGTTACCGTATTTCATGCAGATAATTCAGGCTATAATGCCGTTATTCAGCACACTTGTCGAACTTTTAATGCCTGTAATCGAGATGTTCGTTCAGCTTGCCGGCGTGTTGCTCAACGGCTTGTTGGCGGCACTTACTCCGATTATAGAGGACTTAGCTACATTTTTGAATGATTTGCTTACACCTCTTATCCCGATTATCAGTGAGTTGTGCGATACAATTGTCGGCATTCTACAGCCTGTTTTTGAACAGCTATCGCCTGTTATATCACTGGTTTTTGACGCTCTTCGCCCGGTTCTTGACCTACTCGGTGAAATGCTTGAAACACTTATTCCTGCACTTGTTCCGGTGATTGAATGGTTGGCGCAAATCTTTTCGGAGGTTTTAGGCGGTGCAATTAAAGGAGTCAAAAAAATTCTTGAACCGCTTTCGGGGATTTTTAATGGAATTGTAGATTTCGTAAAAGGTGTGTTTTCGGGAAACTGGGAACAAGCGTGGAACGGTGTTGTTAACATTTTCAAGAACGTTTTTAACCTTATACCTGCATTCGTTGAGAATGTAATCAACGGCATTATTTGGATTATTAACAAGCTCTTAGAGGGCGTAAACTGGGCAACATCAATGATTGGCTGGGAGATAAATCCGATTCCGGAAGTGACCTTACCTCGTTTTCGTGCCGGTATTGATTATGTTCCACACGATAAGTTTGCCGCATATCTTGATGCCGGTGAGGCGGTTCTCACAGCTCAAGAGGCTGAGGAATATCGTCAGTCAAAGCGTGAGGGGAAAGGCTCGGTATTTGAAAATGATTCAACCAATATAGTCAACAATATCAGTATTAACATTCCTTCTGTTGCGATTAATAACGATATGGACATTGACAGCTTGGTTGATGATATCAGCAACAGGCTTGCCGATGAAATAACAAGGAGGCAGAGAGCATATGCATAACTTTTATTTCGGAGGTAAATGGTTATCGTATTTCGGCGGTCGTATCACACAAGCGCCACAGCACGAAATCCCCGTTAGAGATGTTTCAACGGTTGAAATCCCGTGCAGAGACGGTGATGTTTTGCTTGATAACGGGCGGTGGCAAAATGTTGAATTTGAGCGTGAAATTTCCTTTTTGCCGTATTTATCCGAACTGTCAGCAAAGCACCTTGCGAGGGCCGTTATCGAATGGCTGACTTTAAATCAAGGTTACCAAAAGTACAAGGACACTTACAATCCCGGATATTTCACCGAGGCTTATATTTCAAATATTGACGATATTGTTCGTGAACTCCCAACATTGCTTACAACTAAAATCAAATTCAACCGCAAGCCGTGGTGGTATTCAGAGCTTGGACAGCGGACTATTGATTTTGAAGTTAATAAATCGGTTTCCTTGCACAATCCCGAACAATATGAATCCTTACCTACTATCATCATAACTAACACGAATGTTAGCGGTGGCACTACGGCCATTGCTAAAATTAACATAAACGGTGAATCACTTGATTTGAAGTGCACAGGCGGTTATGACTACGCTGTGCTTGACGGCGAAACTATGCAGTATATTGCACACAAATCAGACGGTACAACTAATTTTGTTGACGATACTATACCTCCTAAATTAAAGGTTGGAAACAATCAAATTGTTGTAACTGCATATAAAAACGCATTACTGTCAATAAGACCGAACTGGAGGAGATTATAAAAAATGTTCCCTTTGTTGTATAAATCGGATTTTAAAACAATCGGCCCAAGTAGATTTAACCTACTCGGACGGTTTACAGAAATAATCAGCGGTAAAGTTACCGAGGAACGAAACGGCGATTATTTGCTCGAAATGGAACTATCAACAACGGACAGATGTGCTGATTTACTCGACACGCAGTATTTCATTAAGGCAAAACCGAACCCAACCGATGAACCGCAGTATTTTGAGATTTACGATTTGCAGTACAAAGACAAAAAATCAATTACGGTTAAAGCAAAGCACATCAAGCATAATTTGTACAACAACTTTTTAATTGAAACTTCCAACCAAACTGATGTTGTGCACACTCCAAAGGAATGGTGGGATATACTTTGCACAGGTCGTGATTTTGAGGGTGATTCGCTGTTCCCGCAGGCAACCTTGTGGGAGCACTATTTCAAATTTACATCAGATATTACCACAAAATCATCTATGACGCTTGGCTTCTGTACGCCCTGTACTCTTGGTGATTTTATGGGTGGTGCTGACGGTTCACTCGTTGATGTTTTCGGCGGTGAATATAAATACAATAACTTTAATGTATCGTTGTTAAAAAAACGTGGGGCGGTTACAAACTGCCATTTGCGCTGGGGAAGTAACATCAGCAGTCTTACGCAAACGCTTAATTCAGATGATATTTGTTCCCACGTTGCAGCTTATGCCACTTGCCACGACACATACAACGACAAGAACGTCATCCTCTGCTCTCAACCGCAAGAACTCAAAACCCATAAATCTAAGCTAATTAAGGTGAAAACGGTTGATGTTTCGGACGGCGGTTCGGTCTACATCGGCGATGAAACAGGTTACTGGGATTTCAACGCTCACACAGGCGAGAACAAGGACTTCTTGATTCAAAAGCTAAATATTCAAGCGCAGGTTTTAAGAGGACAGCTCGTAAACACAAACGGAGCGCCTACGCTCAATGTAAAGGTTGACTATCCCCCTACACTCACCGAAATGCTTGGACTGCATTTATGCGACACGGCGTATGTTGATACTGAAAACGATAGCTTACAAGCCAAAATCATTAAGACAGACTATGATTTTGTGCTTGAACGTTGGAACAGTCTTGAACTCGGCACAGCGAAGTCAAAGTTATCTGATTATATAGTTAAATGAGGTGAAAAAATTTGAACATTAATCATACAAAAATGACACTCGAAATCAACAGCTGTAAGAACTACGAAATCTTAGAGGTCAGACAGGGCGACAAAGGCTCACGCATTATTGATTTTGCGTTCACCGTCAACGGTGAAACTGTTAACCTTGCCTCCACAATGTCAGCTAAAGTCAATGCTACGGTTGATGATGTAATCGTAGCAGACAGCGTTGCCGCAGTCGTTGACACCGAAAATAATGTAGTCACAGTTACGCTAACAGACACAATGCTTGCTTTGTCAGGTATTTGCAAAATGGACATTGTGCTTATGGAAGGCGACGAAATCATAACTGCTGAAACCGTTTGCTTGCGTGTGGGAAAAAGCGTAATCAACGATGATAGCAAGGCCTTCCCGGGCGCAAGCTCTATTGCGGAAATCACAAAAGAAGTCGAGAACGCAAGAGGCGGTCGGAATTCACTTGGAGCAAGGCTTGATAAAACAGACAAGAGTATTGCCCAAAAGCTCAATTCAATGCCGTTTGACAGTGAACCAAAAAATAATAGCCCGTGTTATCTCACAAGCGGTACGGTTTACAATGCTTTGCTTGTTAAAGCCGATAAAACCGCCTTGGCAACTAAATACGATTCGTCAAATATCGAAAGCGGAACATCAACACTCACACCGTATTCAACCGTCACCGATAAAATCAAAAGTGCAAACTGTACATATAAGACGATTGGTGACATCGTAATCGTCAGTGCAACG